CCACTTGTGGCACAATTGCGTTTCCGTATGCTTTTATTGATTCGTTTCGCCACTTTGAAAAGGTAATTCCGTCCAATTCGGTGGGAAGCCCATCATCTCCCCCACAAATCGGGGATTGAGTTGGGAATTTTTCCCAATCCATTCTGGGTTGTCTTTTGCTATTGTTCTCGTTAAATTCATTTGTTTGAAATTCCCCGTTTTTACCCCTTCCCCCGTATCCCTGTATTCCCCCGCTACTGGTGTCGGTAACATACCCATCGCCGCCATTTGTTTCAACGGATTCTGTAAATTCACACCCTTGGCTTTGTGTCGTTCTTGTGCCTTCTTGAATGTTTCTGGCTTCCTCGGTGTGTTGTAGTCGAATGCTGTCGGTGTTGGCAACATCCCCGATTCCACTATGTCCCTCAGTTTTACTCCCCATCTCACTCCGTCTTTGTTCGTCCGAAAATAACTTCCGTTCTCCATCTGCACATCGTTCACACACCCTCCCTCTACATCCGCACTCCTTGGTGTTGGTAGTAATCCCATCACTGCAAAATGTTCCAAGTACATCGCCCTCGTTTCCCCTCCGTATGTTTCTTTCCGTTTCATCGTTTGTTCCTCGGTCACTTCCCTCGGACTTGAATTGGGTGTTGGTAGCAACGAACCATACTCGGTCTCTTCCGTGTGGGGCATTGACCGCCGCCGCAGGTATAACCACGGCCTGGACTTCGTACCCCGCAGATTCCAAGTCAGAATGCACCTCGTCGAATACCATTCCCCCATTCCAATTAAGCAACCCAAAAACATTTTCCCCCACGATGTACTTTGGTTTAATCTCTTGTATTGCTCGTAACATTTCTGGCCATAAATGGCGTTCATCTTCTTTGCCTTTGCGTTGCCCTGCACTTGAATAGGGTTGGCATGGGAATCCCCCAGTGAGAATGTCAATTTTGTTTGCATATTTTGTAAAATCCGTTTTTGTTATGTCATCAAATGATTCTGCATTCGGCCAATAATGATGTAATACTTTTTTACCGAATTCGTTCCACTCACAATGAAAAACATTTTCCCATCCCATCCATTCGGATGCCAAGTCAAACCCCCCAATTCCTGAAAATAAACTTCCGTGTCTCATATTTGTCTTTGCAAATATACAAATCCACACGAAATAAACAATAATTATTTATCTAATATCGTAATTTCCATAATTTCCACGAACTCCCAACGCCATCATCTCATGGTAGCGAAGTGCGTCACAGATGTGTTCTGTACCCGTTGGTGTGTTCATTGTACGCCCTTGGGCATCGGTATCCCAACAATAATTGCGTAGTTCTTTAATTAGGTTTGTGGATGTGGATGTCACCAAATACGATTGTGATTGCATGATTTGGATTCCGTAGTTGATTGAATCCTTTCCCTTGGTTACGCCCTTGATTCTTATGCCGTATCTGCGTATTTCATCAATTGACTTTGGTTCTGCACTATCCGCATACACTGGCACAAAGTTGGGTAATGCCTTTGCAATGTCCGAATTAAGCATTCCCGTGCGATATGCGACCTCATCAACGATTCGTTGACCATTGTACTCATATACGGCAACGATGGCCGTAGGGTCGTTTGTATAACCAAAATCGACACCGCAACCAAGTAACCTTGCATCTTCGGGAATCTTGTCAATGGTTTGCCAATTGGAAAAGATAACCCCTTGAAGGTTTCCAATCTCACCAAGCCCATATACTCTGAACCAATTTTCCCAATACCTACTTGTTTTCCCCTTTTCTTTGGCCTTTTCAATCTCCGCCACGATGGATTGGTCCAACGCTTCGTTGTCCTTGTATGTGAGGATTATCATTTCGGAATCAGGGTCGCCAATGAGTTCCGAATCCACCCAAAATTCCCTCACTGGGTTGTAATCAAGGTAAATGAACTTTCTTGTACGAATTGATAATTGGTAGTATGATTCCCAATCTATGTTGTTGCACTCGTTTACAAATAGAACATCACGCCTTGCACCCCTTAATTTTTGTGGTTGGTCTGCACTAAAAAATTCAATGTAACTTTCGTTGCTAAACTTATAAGTCCATGATGATTTGTTCCACTTCAACGGATCAAACATCCCTATCATTTCCATAATTTTAAGGAAGTCGCGAATAGCACCCCTTCGCAAATGCGGGATGGTTTCAGACACAACGCTTATTTCGCACTTAGGATTTTTGACTGCGTAATCAATTAGCAACGGAATGATTGAAAAGGTTTTTGAACTGGATGTTCCGCCCCTAACAATTCTAACCCGTTTGCGTAATTGGCTAATCTTGACCTGGGCCGTCGTTTTCTGCAACATCTATATTGATACCATTGAAAATCGGTTTTTCTTTTTCCTCCAATACATTGTGGCTCATAGAAAGTTTGCGGAGTTCTTCTTCGCTACTTATCAATTTCATTAAGGCCAATTGCAAAGTGGGTTGTTCACTCATGTACCATTTAGAACGCATAGATACTTTGATGTTGGTTTTGACTTCCAACAACGCTTCTTTTATACTTTCCGATTTTTCCAATTGAAGGTGGTAAAAAGTGCTGCTAGTGCATGGCAAGTATGCAATTACATCTTGGATAAAAAACAACTTGTTTTTCTTGATGGCTTCCAATGCCGTTTGTTCTAATTCGTTTCTATCGTATGCCATTATTCGTTGGGTGTTATTGGGATGGGCATCCAGTAAATTACTTCCAACCTTTCATCGGTGTGGTAGCAATGCCATTGCTCATCAAAGTAAGTTGCCACAAAAGGAATGCCCCGTTCGGTGTGTACCAATACGGGGGTGTTTTCCTCGGGTAAAGTTCGTTCAATCTTCCGCCATGCTTTCATCGTAACATTAATGCTTCTTTGTAATTGTCGTAAAATGTTTCTTCTCCGTTGTTAAAATTGGTTACAAGGAATTCAACTTTCTGCCCCATGTTTGAGCAAATTGAAATACCATTTTCAAGGGCAATGTAAACATAACCAGAATTGTGGTTAAATCCAACTTCCATAATGTCTTCCCTTGAACATTCGTCGGCATAAGCCAAGAAAACTTTTGATAATCCTTTTGCTTCGCAGTAGGCAATTGATTCGCTAATTCCGTTGATTGTGATGTTGTTTGTCATATTCATAATGCGAAGATGGTGTTTTATATTTGAAATACCAAATTATTTGTAAAATTTATTTCAATCCAACAAATGCTTTCAACGGATAAAATACCAAACTATTCCTATAACCTCCTTCATGTGTTGGGATGATTGGGGTAACTCCATGCACATTTTTCCACGCTGGGTAAACCAAAATTGAGTTGTCTGCGCTATCCATAGTTGCCCCGTAATCAGGTACATGAAGGTTTCCACCTTTGGCGTTCAACCGCTTTGTGATTATGACATTCACCGCACCAACGATATTTGCAGCATCACGATGGAATGGGGCGGGGATATTATAGTTTGAAATTGAACTTGTAAATAGATTGCCAAATTTCCAATGGTCTGCAACTTCTTTGAATAATTCAACTTGCTTCGCGTATTGTTCGGGCATGATTTGTTTAATGAGTTGCTCACTTTCTTTGGCCAACATCAACATGGCCTTGATGAAGTTTTGGGCCGTCTTTACCTGGTGAACTGAACTTATACTTGCATACGGTCTTTTCATGTGTGGCTTTGGTGCGCAACTTCCAATAATCGTTGAATATTGACTCACCACTAAATAACCACCATCTGCCAATGGCTTTTTTCTATCCATCATAGTTTTAGGTACATTTTTACTTCGTAATTCTGCGTTTGCCAAGTTGGCCAATTTACACATCTTCTCGGGCATCTGCTTTATGTAGAAACCAACTGCAATTCCATCTTCATAAAAAATGCAATCTTCTGTGATGTTTGGTTCGATATACGGGCAGTCTTGACCGATTTGGATATCGTGTGGTTGTTTTATTAAATCAATTCTTTTCATAGCAAAATACATTTGTACACGCGGGAAACCAACTCTTTTTCCATAGCCCTTCTCTTTTGTCATCGTAGCAAGTTCTATGTTCTTCAAAATTGATTTTGTAATCTTTCTTTTGTTTGTCTATTATGCCCCAAAATCTTGATAATGATGGGTCTATATCAAAACTCCATTCATACACTAATTTCTTGAATTTGCGCTCGGTGTTCTCCAATATCGGCATCTCTGCACCTTCTATGTCCATTTTTACACACACCCCATCTTTAACCGCTTCGTCAAAATTAACGCAGTCAACCTTCAACCCTTTTCCGTTCCAGTTCTTAAACATAGAATTACGCCATACATTCCCGTTATTGCCAACATACAAATTGGCCTTCTTCACTTGGTTGTGAACTAACCCCGCACAAACTACATTGGCCGTGAATCCGTTCAACGCTAAATTCTTTTCAATCATCGCGCAGTTATTCGGATCGGGTTCGTACACCGTAACTTTCGCACCCAATGCACACGCCAACAAAGTGAATGCCCCAACATTGCCCCCACAATCAACCCATTCCTCACCTGGCAATATCTTCATCCCTTTTTTTTGATATACATCCTTCCCAATGACTTCTTCAAATGTTTTCAAATCACTGGTGTTTTCACGGTGGAAAAACTTGATTCCTTTAATGGAACTTTGCATCATAACTTGTCCTTTTCTTCTTTAAGATATAACATAATCATGTGGCCAACATACGCCCCGCGTTCACGCCAAAACTTCACCAACTCATACGCTTCATCATAATGGTCTGGCTCAAATTCTATTTGGATGGCTTTCTTTACCCCGTCGGCCATGTCGGAAAGTTCGTCGGATAAATCTTCCTCATCCAAAAGTGAGTAATCCACCTCAACGGGTTGTTGCCAAACATCCAAGCCCCAGGCGGTTAACAATTCAGGTTCCCATTCGTTCGCCAAAACATCCCAATCCCATTCTCCGAATCCCACATTGTCCTTAATGATAAACTCTTTTTGTTGCTCTTCGGTTAGGTCTGATGCTTTGATGATTGGAACTTCCTTCAACCCAACTTCCTGAACTGCCCGTAAACGCATATTACCACCTAACACCACCATTTCATCGTTGACAACAATGGGTCGGAGTTGTAGCATTTGTGGGAAGTCCTTAATGGATTGCACTAACTTCTTAAATTTATCGTCTTTGATTACCCGTGGGTTATTTTCGTTGGCGATAATGTCTTTGGTTTTTACTGTTTGTATCATTTGTTCATTTTTATTTGGTGTACTGTTATCAGATATTCGTTTTTCAATTTCGTTCCAAAGTGTACTTCATGGTGACAATCACGGCATAACCCCATAAGGTTTTCAATCGTGTCCTTGCCTCCTTTTGACCTTGGAATAAGGTGGTGTACATCCACACATTGCTTTCCACAATCAGGAACTTCGCAACCAATCCAATCGCTTGTATCGTATCCAAAGTAATCAAGATATATCCGTGTGTGTTTCTGCATTGAGTTGCCTAATTTGTTTTAACCATTCGCCCCATCGTTCACGATCCGCAAACCTAACTTTGCACTTATCACAAATATAAATTAAATTAGATGCGATTTGGGGTCCAGTGGGGTTGATTTTTTCTTCCGTGCTTACTTTGTAATGGTCACAAACTTCACATTCATTCTTGCACTTGATAAGTTTCATACACTTGTGTCAATTCATTTATCATTGTTTGCCATGCCTTTGGGTTGCAAGTACACGGCTTGTAAATTCTTTTGCTTTGAAATATCCTTGACCACATTTTGGATAGGTGGTCCGCTTCCATCGGTGATAAGGTTGTGGAATTTATGGTCTTGAAATGTGTAAACCAATCGTATTCGCCTTCCGTCATACACAATGGTTTTCTGTTTGGGAATATCTTGTTCAATTTGTGTTTACGGGCATCGCATCCACAATCTTCACCAGCCACAAACTTGGTTAAAAATTCAATCCCCGTGGCCTTCGTTACCTTCTGAATCATATCCCCCACCCCGATGGA